ATGCCTGATATTTCGCGCGCGGAAGTGGCCAGCCTCATTCAGGAGGCGTATTCGAACGATCTGCTCACCGGTGCGAAGGAAGCGTCGACGGTGCTGCAGGCCTTCCCCACCGTCTCGATGGGCACCAAGACCACGCACATGCCGGTGCTCGCGGCGCTGCCCGAAGCGGGGTGGGTGTCCGAGTCGGCGACCGCCCCGGGTGGTGTGAAGCCGCAGTCCGAGGCCGCGTGGCAGGACCGGACGCTGGTGGCCGAGGAGATCGCGGTGATCATCCCCGTGCACGAGAACGTTCTCGACGACGCCAGCACCGATGTGCTGTCGGAGATCTCGGCGCTCGGTGGTCAGGCGATCGGTAAGAAGCTCGACCAGGCGGTGCTGCTGGGCACCGACAAGCCCGCGTCGTGGGTGTCGCCGGCGCTGTTCGCCGCCGCGACCACCGCAGGCCAGTCGCTGGCTGTGTCGGGGTCGACGGCGTCGAAGAATGACCTCGTCGGTCGTATCAACCAGGTGTCCGAGCTGGTGGCGGCTGCCGGGTATCTGCCCGACACTCTGGTGGCCGGTCTGGCGCTGCGGTTCCAGGTGGCGAACCTGCGTGATGCCAACGGGCAGCCCATCTTCCGGGACGAGTCGTTCGCCGGGTTCCGCACCTACTTCAACAAGAACGGCGCCTGGAATGCTGCGAGTGCTGCTGCGCTGGTGGTGGATTCCTCGCGGGTGCGGATCGGTGTGCGGCAGGACATCACGGTCAAGCTGCTCGATCAGGCGACCGTCGGGTCGATCAATCTGGCCGAGCGGGACATGGTCGCGATCCGCATGAAGGCACGGTTCGCGTATGTCCTCGGCGACGGTGCGACCGCGGCTGGTGCGGCGAAGACTCCGGTCGGTTTGGTGACCCCGGCGCCGTCGGGGTCCTGAGCCGAAGGGCTGCGCGCTGATGGCGACCACGCAGGCTGATGTCGAGGCCCGGATCGGGCGGGCCTTGACCTTGGACGAGGCGGCCCGGGTGCCCGGTCTCCTGCAGGAGGCTGCGGCTCTCGTGGTCGGCTATCTCGGCGACACCTACGACCAGGATCTTCCGGTCGTGGTGATCGTCGAGTCCCGCATGGTTGCCCGGGTCCTGCTCGCCGACGGCGAGATGCCGGCGAACTCGACGGGTGTGTCGCAGACCGCGGGCCCGTATTCGCGTAATCACACGTTCACCGAGGGCTCGACGTCGGGGGCGCCGTGGTTGTCGGCGGCCGACAAGCAGATGCTGGCCGGGCTACGCGTCGGCATGGTGTCGGTGTCGTTGGGATCGGAGCGGTACCTGTGACCGCATCGTTCCCCGCCCCGTTCATGGTTGATGTGCGTGAGGTGATCGACGGCCCGCCTGATGATTTCGGGGTCCCGACCACCGACTGGTCGCCGTGGACATCGCACCCGGTCTATGGGTGGGGTGCGCCGGCCACGGCCGAGCCGAAGCTCGCCGGTCATGACCGTCAGGTCGTTGACGTCGAGCTGCTGGTGCCGCCGTCGTTCCCCGCGCTCTCGCATCGGGCGCAGGCCCGTCTCGACGGTGCCGAGTTCGATGTGATCGGCGAGGTCGAACGCTACGACCACAGTCCGTTCGGCTGGAATCCTGGTGGGCTGCTCAATCTTCGGAGGGTGGTGGGCTGACATGGCACGAGTGCAGGTCGTGTACGACGACAACGCGTTTCGGCGGATGGCGTCGAATCCGGTGGCGTGCCAGCTCGTCGCCGAGCAGGTCCAAAAGACGATGGCGCATCTGGATTCCGATGATTACGGGTATGCCGAGAACGAGTCCGGTGGTGATCGGGTGCGTGGTGCGGTGTGGACCGGGACCGGCCGCGCCAAGGCGCGCACCGCGCGCCATGGTGAGTTGCTGCGGGCGTTGACGTCATGACCGACACGGTGGTGTTTCCGAAGGTTGAGGCCGAGCTCGTCCGTGTCCTGGGTGAGCGGTTGCCGGGGTTGCCGGTGGCCGCGCAGGTGCGGCCGCAGGTGATCCCGGAATCGGGGTGTGTCCTGGTGTTGGCGGTTGGGGGCACCGGCCGGACGCTGGCGCTGTCGCAGCGGCTGGTGCAGGTGTTCGTGTGGGCCGGTACCGCCTCGGCTGCGGCGGCGCTGATCGAGCAGGTGGTCGCCGCGGTCGTCGACGCCGGCCGCGACCCTGCCGAGAAGCGGGTGCGTGGCGTGGGGGTTGCCGGGGAGCCCTCGTTCAATCCTGATCCTGATTCGTCGATGCCCCGCTATTCGGCGACCCTCATCCTCGTTGTTCGTGGAAAGCCCACGGGCTGAATTGTTTTCGATCCTGCCCGCCGGGCAGGGCTGACGTCCTGTGAAAGGGGCATGTCATGGCTTCTACTGCTGCCAACGTCGCATCTGCGATGCCGCGCGTCACCGGCGCGGTCCGGTGCGCCCCCAAGGGCACCCCGGGTCCGACCAACGCGACCGTCGCGATCAATGTGGCGTTCGATGATCTCGGGTATGCCGGTGAGGACGGGATCACCGAGTCGATCGCGCGGGATTCGGACAAGAAGAAGGCGTTCGGTGGTGCGACCGTCCGGATTCTGCAGACCAACTACGACAACACGTTCAAGTTCGTGCTGATGGAGCACAAGTCGGCGAAGGTGCTCAAGCGGGTGTTCGGTGCGTCCAACGTGATCGAGGACGGTCTCGGGAACATCACGGTCCGCAAGAACAAGAAGACGCTGCCGGTCGAGTCGTGGATCTTCGACACCGCCGACGGGGATGACCTGGAGCGGGTGTGGGTGCCCGAGGGGCAGGTGTCCGAGGTCGGTGACATCGTGCGCGTGCACACCGACACCATCGCTTACGAGCTGACCGTCGAGTCGTTCGAGTCGGCGCTGATCGATGGCGACAACTCGCGCACGTTCATGTACGTCGATGCGCTCGCCCCGTCGGGCAGCTGATGATCTCGCCGGCGGGAGCGTTTCCGCTGGACCCGGCCGCCCTCGCCGGCGGGGCCGTAGCGGGCCGGGAACAGCACATCCATCGAGTTGAGAGGCTGGGTCCAGCAATGGCATTCGAGAAGTACCACCACCAGGTCGCCGTCGACACCGACCAGGTGCGCGAGGAACGCCACACCGCCGAGGACGGCACGATCACGATCACCGAAGTGCCGGTCACCGAGACGGTCGAGATCGTGTTGCCCAAGTGGGGGCAGTTGCCGGGCGGTATCTTCCGCAAACTCCGGCACGCCGACGAGGCCGAGCAGTACTTCGGGTTGATCGAGGCGTTGCACTCGCGCGGGTTCATCGACGACGACACCCTGGCGAAGGTCGATGATCTGACGCTCAACGATCAGATGCAGTTGATGACGGCGTGGCAGGAGGATTCGGGGATCAGCCTCCCGGAATCTTCGGCCTCCTGACCCTCGTCGACGGCGAACACAAGGAGGCTCTCGAACGTGACCTCATCGACCTCGGTCTGCGGCTGCGCGACGCCGGTTCCCCCGGTTTCGAGTGGGCTGATCTGCGGGCCATCGTGCGGTGGGCGCCGAAGTCCTCGGCGCTCTACCGGTCGATGTATCCGCCGGACGAGGACTCGGCGTGGGGGTTGCAGGAGATGTTGCTCGCGGCGATCGCCGACTCGTTGCGGTGGTTGCAGTGGGCCAAGACGAAAGACGGTGCGCGTGGCCGGAATATGCCCGAGCCGATCCCGCGGCCCGGGCATCGGCCGAAGGTCACCAAGCATGGCGGGAAGGCGTCGACGCCGATGGATCGGGCCCGTAACCGGTTCATGGTGCCGCGCCTGCCGGCCGGCTCGACGGAGGATCGCTCGGCGAAGGAAGGGAGCTGACCGGTGGGTTCTGGCAACACCGTGAATCTGGCGACCGCCTATGTCGAGGTGGTGCCGAGTTTCGGTGGCTTCCGTGAGGCGGTGAACAAGCAGTTCGGTGCTGTCGAGTCGTCGGCCGCCTCGACCGGTAAGAAGGCCGGCGGGCTGATGTCGGGGGCGTTGTCCTCGGCTATGGGTGCGGGTATCGCGAAGGTGACCGGCACTATCTCGTCGGGGCTGACGATGGCCTTCACCAAGGGCTTCGACCGGCTGAACTCGATCGATCAGGCGCAGGCGAAGCTCAAGGCGCTCGGGAACTCGGCGTCCGATGTCGAGAACATCATGACGTCGGCGACCGCGTCGGTGAAGGGGACCGCCTACGGGCTCGGTGATGCGGCGACCATCGCCGCCAACGCCGTAGCGGCCGGGATCAAACCCGGGCAAGAACTCACCAAGTATCTGACGATGACCGCGGACGCCGCGGCCATCGCCGGCACCGATCTGGGCGAGTTCGGTGACATCCTCAACGGGGTACAGACCTCGGGTGGGGCGATGAATGACACCCTCGACCAGGTCGCCGGCCGGGGTATCCCGATCTACCAGTGGCTCGCCGACGAGATGGGTGTGACCGCCGACGAGGTGTCGGACCTGGCCGCCGACGGGAAGGTGTCCTCGGAGATCTTCTTCGCCGCGATCAACAAGAATGTCGGCGGCGCCGCCAAGACCATGGGTAACACCTTCCAGGGGTCGCTGGAGAACACCAAGGCCGCCCTCGGCCGGTTCGGTGCGGCGATCCTCGACGGCCCGTTCAAGGCGATGCCGAACGTGTTCTCCGGTATCACCGCCGGGATCGACACGATGACCTCGCGGGTCAAGGGTGTGATCGCGATCTTGTCCACTGGTGATTTCAACGCCGAGATCCGCAAGCTGCTCGGTGGCGCCGAGGAGGACGCGCCGCTGGTGGACAAGCTGTTCCGGGTGCGCGAGGCCATTCAGCAGACCGTGGGTGCGGTGAAGTTGTTCGCGACAGGTGATTTCAACGCCGATATCGCCAAACAGCTCGGGGTGGACGAGGATTCGGGCCTGGTCGACAAGATCTTCACCGCCCGCGAGATGGTGTCCGGGTGGGGTGATCAGCTCTCCAGCATCTTCACCCAGCTGTCGGGGGCGGCGGTGGCGATCGCGCCGGCGATCGCCTCGATCGGTCAGTCGCTGGCAGTAGCGTCAGCGGCGATCGGCATCTCCGTGTGGGGTCTACTGCTGACCACCCTCGAAGCGCTCACTCCGATCATTGTCGGGATTCTGGTGCCGGCGATCCAACGGCTCGGTGAGCTGATGAGCGAGAACCAGGGTGTGGTGACCGCGCTGGTCGTGGCCTACTCCGGGTTCCGGACTGTCAAGCTGCTCGTCGGGGGTGTGTCGACGGCGATGGCGTTCGGCCGCGGCATCATGGCCACCTACACGATGGCCACCTACGGCCTGGCCGGCGCGCAGACGACGCTGTCGGGCAAGCTCGCCGCCGCGGTGGGTGCGCTTCGCGGGAAGGCTGCGGCCGAGGGGATTTCGACGGCCGCGGCGGTGCGGGCGACGATCGCGGAGAAGGCGCGTGCTGTCGCGCTCAAGATCGGCGCCGTCGCGTCGAGGGCCGCTGCGGCGGCCACCTGGTTGTTCAGCGCGGCGATGCGCGCGAACCCGATCGGGATCGTGGTCACCGCCCTGATCGGCCTCGGTGCCGCTCTCGTGTTGGCGTACAAGAAGTCCGAGACCTTCCGCAACATCGTGAACTCGGCCTGGTCGGGGATCAAGTCCGCGGTCGGTGCTGTGTGGGGTTGGTTGCAGGCGTCGGTGTTCCCGGTGTTCACCTCGGCGCTGCAGGCGATCGGTGGTGCTGCGACGTGGCTGTGGCAGAACGCGATCATGCCCGCGTTCAACGGGATCCGTACGGTGATCGGCCTGTGGTGGACCGGTGTGCAGGCCTACTTCGCCGTCGCCAAGACGGTGTTCAGTGCCCTCGGCTCCGTGGTGATGTGGTTGTGGCAGAACGCGATCGTGCCTGCGTTCAACGGGATCAAGACCGTCATCGGCGTGTGGTGGAGCGGTGTGCAGGTCTACTTCGCCGTGTTCAAGACCGCGCTCGGTGTGGTCGGGTCGGTGGTGACCTGGCTGTGGACGAATGTCGTGGTCCCGGCCTGGGATGGGATCAAGTCGACGATCTCGGCGGCGTGGAACGGTGTGATCAAACCCGTGTTCGACACGCTGCGTTCGGCGGTGTCCAAGGTCGGGGATGCGTTCACCACCATCTGGAATTCGGTGATCAAACCCGTCTGGGAAGGGCTCGGCGACGGCATCAAGGCTGTGTGGGAGTCGGTGATCTCGCCGGCGTTCGATGCGCTCAAGTCGGGGCTGTCGAAGGTCGGCGAGTTCTTCTCCACGATCGGTAAGGGCATCGAGTCCTCGTGGGATGCGATCAAGGGGTACGCGTCCACACCGATCCGCTGGGTGGTGGAGACGGTGTGGAACAACGGCCTGCTCAAGGCGTGGAAGGCCCTGGACTTCTTCCTGCCCGGTACCGCGCCCGGGCCGATCAGTCTGGCGTTCGCCTCCGGTGGTCCGGTCCCGTTCGGGAAGGGCGCGCGGCGCGGTAAGGACTCGGTACATGGTCTGCTGATGCCCGACGAGCATGTGTGGGACACCGAGGATGTCGAGCGTGCCGGTGGCCATAGGACGATGTACGGGATGCGTGCGGCGGTGATGGCCGGCCGGCCGTTCGCGTGGACCCCGCGCGGTGGGCTCGGCAGCATCGGCGAGGGTGGTCCGATTCAGGCGATGTTCGCCGAGGGTGGTGGGGTGTCGGCCGGTGACCGACTGTCCCGGTCCGGTGGTGAGGGGAATCTGCTGCCAATCGGTGTGCTGATGAAGCGGGTCATTCACGCGTTGTGGAAGAACATCACCGACATCGGAGGCTACCGGGTCGACAGTTTCCACGAGCATGACACCGGGTCGACGCTGGATGTGATGATCCCCGGCTCGGACAAGAAGACCGGCGACAACGTCAACGACTTCGTGCACGCCAATCGCAAGAACTACCCGTACAACTGGACAATCTGGCAGCAGAAGATGTGGTACCCGGATGGTCCTCGCGGCCAGATGATGGAGGATCGGCGCTCCCCGACGCAGAACCACATGGACCATGTCCACGCGTACTGGAAGAACAAGAACGTCGACCCGAATGTCGTGCCCGACGACATGGAGCTGTCAGATTTCGGGGGCATGACCGACAGTGACAAGCGGTCGTGGTTGGCGAAGAAGTCCCGCGAGGTGTTCGACGGGCTGATGAGTGGCATCAAGGCGATGCTGAACGATCTGTGGCCCGGAGGGACCGGGAAGATCGGCGATTTCCCGAAGGAGTTCTTCGACAAGTCTGTCACCGGCGCGTTGAGCACCACCCTCAAGATCGTGTCCGAGCTCAAGGACATCGGCCACTGGTACAAGCTTGGCAAGGAGGCGCTCGGCGACGTCGCCAAGACCATGTGGAAGGGCGTCACCGCACCGATCAAGTGGGGCGCGGGCCTGTTCCGTGATCAGGGCGGATATCTGCCTGAGGGTATGTCGGTGGTGCGCAACGAGACCGGCAAACCCGAGGCGGTCCTGAACTGGGAGCAGCTGAACAAGGTCATCAAGCTGATGGAGTCGGGTGCGACCTTGTCGGACGCGGTGAAGAAGGTGGGTGCCAAGAGGATCGAGACCGCGCCGGTCGGTGCGCAGTCCCTCGACCATGACGCCTCGCTGTCGGAAGTCAAGGCTGCCGCCAAACGTATTGAGGCGAAACAGAATCAGCAGACCAAGCACACCTACGAGCAGGGCAAGCTGCAGCGTAAGCAGGCCTTCGACGACGCGAAACTCAAGCGGGAGCAGCAGTTCGACGACGCGAAGGCCGACCGCAAGGCCAGGCTGGATGCGGATCTGGATGCGGTGCGCGCGCGTCGCAAGAACAAGGAGATCACCGCTGAGGAGGCGACCGCGCAGTCCAAGGCGTTGCGTGATGCGTACAAGAACGACATCGTCACCCTGAAATCGGATTTCTCTGCGGCCGAGTTGAAGAACAAGCAGGACTTCGATGCCGCCGAGAATCAGAAGAAGTCCGCTTCGGGTACCTCTGATGAGCTGACGAAGACGTACGAGGCCGGAAAGTTGCAGCGTCAGCAGGAGTTCGACCGTCAGGCACTCGAACTCAAGCGGCAGAAGGACACTGGTGTGCTCGCGGCGGCCGACTACGACACCAAGCTCGCCGACCTCAAGCAGGCCTTCGACAAGACCGAGTTGGACAAGAAGCAGGAGTACGACACGGCGAAGCTGAACGCGAAGCAGAACGCGGCCAACAGTGCCACCAAGTCCGGCACCACCAAGGCGGGGTCGAAGGGTTCGGACGAGCCGCAGCTCTCGCCGAAGGCCGAGTACGACAAGGCGCGCGCGGACACGATCTCGGGGTTGTTCGGGGATGCGGCGAAGTCGGCTGTCGAGGGGCAGGTGCAGGGCTGGCTCGGGGTATTCGGGATCGGTGATTCACCGCCGTTGCTGGCGGCCTACAACCAGTATGTGCAGGACAAGGAGGCCTACGACGCGATGATGAAGCGTCAGAAGGAGTTCGAGTCCAAGACCGGCGAGTTCGCACCGAACGACACTGCCACCGACACCTCGGTCGCCGATCCCACGACTGACGGCGCCACTGCTCCGGAGCCGGTGAAGGACGAGTCCGGGTTGACCACGACGAAGGTGAAGTCGAAGGTCGCCGACGTCGATGATGCTGTCGAGAATCCGGCCGGGTCCGGAGTGACGCGGTGGGTGCCGATCATCGAGACCGCTCTCAAGCGGGTGGGGCAGCCGGTCACCGATGCCCTCGTCAGCGCGACAACCCACCGGATGAACCAGGAATCGTCCGGCAACGAGAAGGCGATCAACCTCGACGACTCGAACGCCGCCGCCGGGACCCCGTCGAAGGGGTTGATGCAGATGGTCGACGCCACCTATCAGGCCTATCGCGACAAGGGTCTGGTCGACGATATCTGGAATGGCTACAGCAACCTGGTGTCGTCGATGACTTACGTCCTCAAGGACCCTAAGTACACCGGTAGGGGTTTGGTGTCGGTGTACCGGCAGGCCGGCGGCTACCGCGATGGTGGCTGGATTCGTGGCAAGGGTGGCCACCGTGACGACATGGTCCCGATCCTGGCCTCGGACGAGGAATTCATGGTGAATGCTCGTGCGGCAAGGATCAATCGGGAGGCGTTGCCGTTGTTGAACTCCGGGGTCAAGTTCGTGCCCGCATCGGCCGGCGGCGGTGGGGCCGGTGGGCCGGGGTATCGGGACCACGTCGAGTACCACATTTCGACGGCGAAGGTCGAGGACGCGTTCATCGAGGCGCAGCAGGCTGAGAAGCGTCGGGCAGCGATCGCGTTGGGGAGGTTGTCGTGACGTCCTCATTGTCCTCGACGGAGGCGGTGATCGAGTTGGTCACCGATGACGATCAGGTGACCGTCGCCGGGCCCGGTGCACCGTGGGAGGAGCATGGGATCGCCCTCGATCAGTCCCCTGACGGGATGTTCTCGACCGCGTTCAAGACGCGCACCGTTTCGGGGGCGTTCCAGATCGGCGGCCGGTTCGCCGGACACGACATTCCGGTGCGCGAGATGGTGTTGCCGTTCCATCTGCTTGATGTCGGCAATGGTGTTGAGGCGACGGTGTCGCGGTTCCGCAAGCTGTGGCCGATTGACGGGTCGACGGAGTGGCGGTACACCTCGGCAAAATCGGGGTTGCGGTGGCTGACCTCGCGGTTGTCGCAGCAGATCGCGTTCTCCCCCGAGCGGGACTGGAATGTCGACGGTTACGCGCATGCGGTGGTCTCGGCGTTGGCGTTGCAGCCGATGTACGAGAGCCCGAAGGATGCTGATTCGTGGTCGAATCCGTCTTCTGGCACCCACACCGACTATCTGAAGATCTCGAATCCGACCGATCAGAAGTGCTGGTTGGAGTGGTCGATGGACCCCGCGACGCAGTGGCGGTTCCCCGATTTCTCGTTCGGCAACGAGGGTAAGTGGCGGCGGGCGGTGGGTGCGGATGCGGCCCGGATGATTGTCACGCCGACGTTGACCTCGCGGTTGTCGGTGATGGCTGATCCGATGATGGAAACGTATGTGGCCGCGGATAAGTCGAATGTCACCGGGTTGTTCAACGGCATCGAGCCGATGTACTGGATTCCGCCGTACACCGAGGAGTTGGTGGTGCCGGTGCAGTGCACTGGTCCGGCCGGGGCGACGATCACGTGCACGATGCGCCGGTTCTGGTCGGCCGAGTCTGGATTGGAGTAGTGATGGCGGCCATTCAGGAGCGCGTGCAGGAGCTCGAAGATTTCCGGCTGTGGGCGCAGGAACTGCGCAATGAGCGCATCCAGCAGCGGGTCGAGCAGCCGTGGATCAGGTTGTGGGACGGTAACTGGCACTACCGTGGTGTGCTGGCCTCGGAGATCTCGGGGAATGTGTCGCTGCCGCTGAACGACACCGAGAAGCTCACCCTGACCCTGCCGATCGATCTCGATGATGAGCGGGGCACGTTCCTGGCGTTCTGGATTCTCGAAGAGGAGGAACGCGGGACCAGGAATGTGCACGTCACCATCGACAAGGACGGTGCCCGGGTCGGTGGCCGCATGCGCAAGGCCACCTTGATTCGCGGCGAGAAGGACGTGGTGGTCGTCGAGTTCGCCGGCGACATGGAGGAACTGAAGAACGTTCACGTGGCGCCGTCGCCGTTCCTGCCGCTGTCGGTGATCCAGATCCCGAAGATCTGGTTCCTGTGGTGCCCGGCCATCTACGGCCTGAAACTCACTCTCGCAGTGAACCTGTGGCGCCTCTCGCTCACGAACTTCAACCTGAATGCCGATCCGTTGAACTCGGCCGGGTGGGGTGCAGGGTTGTGGGCTGATGCGCAGATCGTCGTCAAGCCGGGTGCGCTCGGTGCTGATATTTCGCCGCCGACGATCATTACCGGCGCGATGCAGTCGTGGTGGGATATCGCCGCCCCGGTGTGTGAGGACGCCGAGCTGATGATCGTGACGCGGCGGTGGTTGACCGGTGATCCGCCGGCGTGGCCGGGTGCGCCGGCGCTGCGCAACGGCACCCTCGTGGTCGACATCGTCGACAAGTCGGGGTTCCGGACCGGCACCTCGATGGGTGGGAATCTCGCGACCGGGCTGGCGCGGGCGATCGCCGATGTCACCACCGGCAATGTGGAGGATTCCTACGATCTGTTCACCGGTACCCCGATTGTGGACACCTCGCAGTATCGGGTGCCGAACTGGATCGGGACGCTCAAGGAGCACCCGTACGTGGTGTACCGCGACGGTGAGGTCACCGGTATTCAGCAGACCGAGTTCTCGCGGGTACCGGGCGGGGCGTGCCGGATCACCGCCGGTGGCCGGTCGATGCCCGGGGTCAATGAGTTGCTGCGTGCTGGGGTGAATTATGCGGCGGATCTGTTGGGCGACAACATCATTATCCCCGGTCTCGGGTTCGGTATCGGCTCCCTGGGTGGGGCTCTGAACAGTTTCCTGGAACCGATCTACAAGGATTGTCTGCTGCCCTATATGTCGGTGCCGCTGATCTTGCGTGCCGCCGAACAGGGCTGGGGTCACTATTTGGAGACAGTGGCGACCGGGGTGATGCAGGCCTATACCCCGGCCGCGATCATGGCGCTGCGTTCGCGGCGCCGCGAGACCGACCCCGACACCAGTTTCACGTTGCAGATCGCTGACGCCTCGCCGTGGCTGATCGGTGATCAGGGGCAGGGGCATTGGTGGCTCGGCGATCGGGTCGGGGCGACCGTGAAGTACCTGGGCGCGCGGGTGTTCGTGCAGCGGTGCCGCCAGCTCGACCTGGCCTGGGGTGAGGGGAAGGCGCCGCAGTGGCAGGCCACGTTCGGTGATCCGCGTGCCAACCAGGGTCCCCTCGACAGGTTGATTGCGTTGGTGTCCAAGGCCTTCACCGGGCTGCAGCAGATCGGAGTGTGGGGATGACCGAGGATATGCAGGCCGCCGACACCGGTGATGCGGTCGCCGGTGAGGTCGTCGACACCGCGCCCACCGCGGCCGCCGATCCGCTGAAGGCGTGGGTGACCGCCGAGCGGACCTGGCAGTGGCTCGATGCCGAGCAGACCTGGCACACCGAGGCGCTGACCGGTGCGCTGGCGGTGGCGTTCGCGTTGCAGGAGGTGCCGCTGCTGTCGGTGCACGAGATGTTCGAGCCGGTGGCCAAGGTGATGGCGCGCACCGGGGTTCGGTCGACCAACTTCGTGGCCGCCGGCCAGCAGGACTATCTGCCGAAGTGGATCAAGAAGGAACTGGGCCAGCACACCCCCGGCAAGGCCGCCGATGTGCTGTCGAACCCGGCCGGTGAACTGCCGGCGGCCGAGTTCGGGTTCGCGAGCGTGGCAACGGCTCCGGAGATCCCGGCCGCGCTGCGTCGTAAACCTCCGAAGGCCAAGCGCGCCCAGGCGAAGAAGGTGAAGCATTGAACGGTGATGTGGTCCTGCCCTTCGACCGGACCCGGCCGACGGTGTCGCAGGACACCGGCTGGTTCTGCGGTCCGGCGGCCGCTCAGCAGGCGCTGATCGTGCGCGGTCTGCGCGTCGACGAGGCGACCTTGGCCCGCGATCTCGGCACGACCGTGAACGGCACCGACCACGTCGGCCTGGTGCGTGATGTGCTCAACCGGCGCCTGGGCAATCCCGGGTATGTGGTTCGCGAGATCGCCGATCCCGCCTCCACCGGGGCGACCGAACGGTACTTCGACGACATCATCGGGTCGGTCAACGCCGGGTATGGCGTCGTCGACAACATCATGGTGCCGCCGAGCAACTATCCTCGCGGAGCTCGTGGCGAGAATGTCGGGTACTCCGGGGGTTTCGTCTACCACTACCGGTTCGTCGCCGGCTACAACCTGGCGCGTCGGGAGATCCTCGTCGTGGACTCCGGTTTCGCGCCGAACATCTACTGGCAGTCGGTCGATCAGGCCGCGACGTGCGTGGCCGGGAAGGGGTACACGGCGTGCCCGATCGGTGCTCCTGCGCCCACACCGGTGGCGCCGGACGGTGTGACGGCCGAGGTGCTGTCCGAAGCGATGGGCGCCAGTATGTCGGTGGCCCGGTACCGCGAGCTGCTGCCGGCGTTCGTCGAGTCGATGCGCCTGGCGCAGATCACCACCCCATTGCGGGCCGCTCACTGGTGCGCGCAGATCGGGCACGAGTCGGCCGGTCTGCGGCACCCGGCCGAGCTGTGGGGTCCGACGCCCGCCCAGCGTGGGTATGAGGGTCGCGCTGATCTGGGCAACACCGAGCCTGGTGACGGGTTCCGGTTCCGTGGGCACGGGTGGCTGCAGATCACCGGCCGCCATAACCACGCCCAGGTGTCGTTGTGGGCGTTCGCCAAGCGTCTGGTGACCTCGCCGACGTACTTCGTCGACGAGCCCAACGAACTGGGCAGTGACCGGTTCGCGGGTCTGGGTGCGGCCTGGTACTGGACGATCGCCCGCCCCCAGCTGAGCGCGCTCGCTGACGCCGACGATGTGGTCGCGGTGACGCGGGCGATCAACGGAGGTACCAACGGCCTCGATGACCGCCGCCGGCGCCTGGCGATCTGCAAGGCGCTGGGCCCACGACTACTACCGACTCAGAAGGGAACGATCATGTCCGATCTGGCTGCCGAGGAGCTGACCAAGAGGTTCCCGTCCCGCAGCAAGTACCGCGCCGGTGACGGTCTCGTCGACACCCTGGCTGGGTTCGTGCTCAACATCGACGCCCGCATCCACGAGGAGTTCGTGGAACGCAATGCGCTGCTGGGTGATCCGGCGTGCATCGTGCTCATTCGCCGCGAGGCCGCCAAAGGGGACGCCGGCGCGGCGGGTGTGCTCGCGCAGATCGATGGCGGCGCCCGGTGAGCGCGGCACTCGCGACGGCGATCGAGGACGCCCTCGCCGCCGCGTTGCAGGCGCAGCCGTGGTGGCGGCGCTGGTCGAACACGATCTGCGCGTTCGCCTCGGCCACGGTCACACTCGGGACGTGGGCCACGGCGACCTGGACGGGTATGCCGCAGACGGCAGCGACCGTGCTCGGCGCCGTGGTGATGGTTGCCGGGGTGCTCGCCCAGCGCGCCACCCGCAACGGCTTGACGCCGCGGGGCAACGCCGACGTCGCGACCGCGTTGCGCGGGGTCGCTCCCCGGTCGGCGGCGCCGCGGTACACCGCCGGTGATCTGATGGCGATGCGCGCGCAGCGATTCGCAGATGACGTGGCTGGGACGGTGGTGGACAGGGCGCGCGCGGCGGGCTGGTCCGAGCACGATCCGCGTTACCTCGGACTCGCGGCGGGCGATGCGGCGCAGGCGTTTCTGGCGGCTGTCGGCGGGCGGCATACCCGGTGACTCAGGATGCGAATGACTGGTTCGATATCGGCGCGTATTTCCTGATCGCGTTGCCGGGGATTTTGGCTGCGGTGTTCACGTGGCGGATCAAGGTTCAGGCCAATGAGATCCGCGATCAGGTCACCAATGATCACAATACGAATCTGCGTGATGACATTGATCGGCTCGCGGCCCGTGTCGAGGTGGCGGTGGCGGCGGTGGAGGGCCTGGCCCGTCAGCGTGATCAGGATGCGCTGGCGATCGTCGACCTGGATCGGCGGACCAACCGTATCGGTGAGGAGGTCCGCACCGACCGCGCGCAGCTGCTCAAGGTGCAGGCCGACCTGTACCAGCTGGAGGCCGGGGCCAGGCGTGTGGTGACCAGGTATCACCCGGAAGAGGGAGAGACGTTGTGACGACCCCGAATCTGCCTGATGCGTCGAACCTTCCCGAAGGGGTGCTGACCATCGGTGAGCTGCCCGCTCATCATCAGAATCTGAATCCGGAGGTGGTGGCCGATCAGACCAAGGACAAGATCGGCGACCAGCTGCTGGCCACCCCCGGCGGCACGATGACCAACGGCCCGATGACAGCGATCACCACCATGTTCGGTGAGTTGCTCGGCGACATCGCCGACGACTCGTCGGCGACGACTGTCGAGGAACCGGCTGATGTGCAGCCGCTGGTGCAGAACTTCTTCGGCGGCGCAGCATCGAATCTCGGGAATCTGCTGCTGGAATTCTTACTCGGCGGCGGCGCATTGGCGCCAATGTCGTTGGTGGAAAACCTGATCACCGGCATCTTCTCGGGCTGGTTTGGTTCGGCCCCGGATGAGTCGACTCCCGAGCGTGCGAACTACACCATCAGAGCGATCAAGGATGCGGTGCTCAACGGCTACATCGTGTCCACGTTCACCTCGTCGGGGGTGTTCACGGTCACTGATCAGATGACGGAATTGGTGGTGATCTGCGTCGGGGGTGGACGTACCGGATCGTCGGGTGTGTGGAGTCAGTATGGTGCGGGCGGTGCGGGCGGTGTCGGAGGCGGATACCAGGTGTACACGCTGGATGTGTCCGAGATATTGGACGGCGAATCGTCGGTGGATGTGCCGGTGACCATCGCGGCAGAGAACGGGGATACGTCATTTGGCTCATTCGCGGCGTCATTTCCTGGCGCTGGAGGCATCGCGAGTCCGTATGGGTTCACGCCGACATCATCGTCTCCCGGTGCGGGCGGTGCGGGCGGAACCTCGATCCCCGCGGGGTCCGGCTTCTACAACCCGGCTCCGGGGGCAGCTGGTAAGCCGTCTGCGGTGGCAGCTGGTGGCCTGGGTGGTGCTCCCCGGTCACGCGGCGGGAACGGTAATAGTGCTGATCCGGCGGCGGTCACGAAAAGTGGCGGATCCGGTGCGGGTGGCGGTGGGTCGGCGAGTGATCTGTTGTCCGGCAACAAGGGCGGCGCGGGCGGCAACGGCGGCTACCCCGGGGGTGGTGGTGGCGGGGGTGGCGGCGCAGGTGGCGGCGCAGGTGCCGCCCCTGGTGCCGGCGGATACGGCGCGCCCGGAGTGTTCTTCGCCTTGAGGAAAGAACGGTCATGATTGACGCAATATTGTTGTGGGAGAACGACTCCCGTTACTGTCCGGTAACCAACCTGTACCGGTGCGCTGATGGCCGGCACCTGCTGGTCACCTACCCGCGGTTGGATGTGCTCGGCACCATCGCTGGTCTCCCCGGCATGGCCGAAACGCTCGAAGCGGTCGGTATCCAGGTCGGCCCCCACTCGCAGCATCAGGCCGAACAACTGTGCACCGAGGTGTTTCTCGCCGACGAGAACGGGTGCGTCGTCGATGCTGACGGGGACCCCGCCAACGGCATGACCGCGCTCCTGCGGTGCGCATCTGCGGTCCCGATCCATGAAGCGCTCGCCCAGCTCGGCTACCGCGAGGTCCGCCCGACCGTAGAGGAGCAATGATGGCTGGTCACCGGCCCGCACACGAGGCACTCATCCTGTCCCGGGGTGCGGACTTCGTCCATTCCTGGACCATTGCCGACCTTGACCCCGACCTCGACCCGGCGGTGGTGGCGCGGATCGAGTTCGCCCGCAACCCCGCCACCACCGCCGCGGTCATCACCACCTGGACGGCATCGGAGATCACCGCCCGCACCATCGCATTCCGGCAGGAATCGGCGGTGTGCGACGCACTGCCGGCGGGGTTGCGGTACCGGCTGATGCTGACCGTCCCCCAGACCGGTGACGACCTCGACATCTGCCTCGCGGTCGGCAACGTCCACCGAATCCAATAGCAGTACAAAAGAGATAGGAGAAGTGCATGCCACTGTCGCAAGGTTCAACCAAGGAGGCCCTGGCCGGGGACCTCGCCGTAAAGGCCACCTGGGTCGCGGCGATGACGTCGGCATCAGCGGAGGCATCCGCTGCCCGCAAACAGACCACCTGGTCGTCGGGTACGGCCGGGGATGGTGTCTACACCGGATCGCAGGTGGAGATCGACGTCCCGGCCGGCGTGTACACGCATATCGGATACTTCCTCGCGTCCACGGGCGGCTCGCTGGTGCAGGTGAACGAGATCAAGGCCGGTGGCTCACCTGCGCCGCAGGAGTTCACGGGCGCGGGCAAGCTGCTTGTGACACCGCAGATCGAGGTCGACTAACCGATGTCGGTGTCGTCTCTGCCGTCGATGGCCGGGTCGGTGTCGTCTCTGCCGTCGATGGCCGGGTCGGTGTCGTCCCTGCCGCCGGGCACGATCCCGCAGCCGCCGCTGTCGATCATCTCCCGCATCACCGCCACCGTCACGTGGACCGAGACCATCCTCGCCGTCCGGTCGATCACCGACGTGACGACCGTGGCCGCGGTGTGGGCATCGGAGGTCGGCACCGTCCAGGCGCTCACCGATATCACCACCGTAAGCGCGGCATGGTCCGAACAGATCACCGCCGTCCGAGCCATCACCGACATCACCACCGTGGCCGCCACCATCGGCGAGACCGCGATCGTGGCGCATGCTGTCACCGACGTGACGACCGTGGACGTGGTGTGGTCACAGATCGTGGTCCCGGCTATCGCCATCACCGACGTCACGACGGTCGCTGCCGCCTACAGCGAGCAGGTGTCGGCGATCCGGGCAATCACCGACGTCACCACCGTCGGTGTCACCTACAGCGAGGTGGTGGAGGCGCAGGGCGGGGGCCGTACCCTCACCGACGTCACGACCGTCGGGGTTACCTGGTCCGAGCAGGTCATCGCAGCGGTCGATCTCGACGACCTCACCACCGCCACGATCGCATGGTCGCAGACCGTCGTCCCGGCCCGCCTGGTCACCGACCTCACCTCGGTGACCGCCATCATCAGCGAGGAGGTGATCGCCGTGCGGGCAGTCACCGACGTGACGACGGTCGCGGTCACCTACAGCGAGCAGGTGTCGGCAATCCGGATGATCACCGACATCACCAGCGTGGCCGCCACCTACAGTGAGCAGGTCCAGGCGCAAACCCTCGACCGGCAGCGGATCGTCAAGTCCGGCAATCGGACCATCGCCTACGCCACCGTCGACCCGGTGAACAACTGGACCTCCGACGGCACCTACCCGGCGACCGTGTCGGACCACAAAATGGTGGTGTCAGGGTCGGGAACGGCCACCGTCACAGCCCGTGTCGCGAACACCGGTCCGAGTGGGGGTACCGGCCGGATCAAGCGCAACGGCACCGAGATCGGCAGTGCCGCACTCCCAGGCTCAACCACGACGACGATCACGGTCACCGGCGTCTCGCTCACCGATGGCGACCTCCTGCACCTGGCCGTCACCGGCTCCGGGACCAACATGACCGTGCAGGGCACCAACACCTGGCTCGATGCCAATCCGGCCTAG